TTGCCCGTAGGCAAGGCACGCCAAGATCGCAGCCACTTTTGGGGCTGGGCGTTGTCTGCGTACACATCCAGATCAAAAGCGTAGATATTGCCGTTTTCATAGTCGCCTACGATGATGGTGCCGCCAAAGTTGCACTGGCAATTAGAACGATGCCGAGTGAATTGCCCGTCTACAAATCCAGCACGCTCATGCCATGCTTGGGTAGACACATCGTAGACCCATGTAGCGTTGGCACTTGGGAAGTTGAGCACGTAAAACGCATGACCCTCTTGCTGGTACGTGTAGGCCAACGCATCGCTTATGTTGCCGTACTGGGCAATTGCGTACTCAATGGCATGAGTAGAAACCCTTACAGCCTGATAGCCGTTGGCGCGATACACAATGCCCTGACCTCGGGCGTCAGTGCCCAACCAGAACAGCGTATTGTCCAGTTTGGCTACCGAGTACGGCGCAACGCATCCGACCTCATTGAACGCGCCTTGAATGCGAGACAGCGGAAAATCAGCCAAGCCAGCGTCGTACCAGACTTCAACTGAGTCAGCGCCAAACAACCATGCTTCCCGGTTATTGACGTTGATCGCCACTAAGCCATCAGGTGAGCCTTCTGCGCTGGCAAAGTCCAGTGGATCTACCGACGTTCCATCCAGTAGTTGCGTGACCCACACCTTTTGGCTGTTGGGTTCGTTGAACACAAAGTAGCCGTCCAGATAGCCAACTGTCACCGCGCCAGGAAAATCAATGTCGGTGATCTGTGCAAAGACGTTCGTGTTTTCGTTGTAGATGTAGCTAGGCCCGTTGCAAGCAAAAAACAATTGAGTACCGTTGTCAGCAATGCTGACAGGGCCGGTTCCCGACACATCGCCCAGCTTTACAGGCGTTGCCGTCAAACTATCAAGTTGATAGACCTCTGTTCCAGAAACGACATAGAAGTCAGTGCCGTTGGTCTGGTGCGCCCACAATGCCCGAATCGGGCCAGTGCCAACTGTCTGTAGAAACCGCAAACCCGGTGCGCGATTCAGAAACCCTGGCTCTTTGCCAGCCTCGGGCACAATTTCTGGAAAGAGATTGACGCACCGGTTGTCTGCAGCATTGACGCTGCGTGCAACATAGGCCGCGCCGAGTATGGGTGTGTGCATCAATAATTCCCAGCGTACACGTTAAACCGCTGCCTTGTCGCAACCAGCGAGTACGGCAGGGACATGATGTCATCAGGATTATTGATGCGCTTGAGATTACGCTTGCTGGTCATGGCAATGCGTTTGACTTGTGGCGAAGGCTCTACGCCAAACTCTGGCGCGATTTCCATCGCCAAGTTGTAGGTAAACGCACGCAAGTAACCAGGCGGGAAGTGCAATGTGGTCGCTAATGTGGCAGGCTGCGACAGTTCCTCAACCGACACAATATGCCATTCCAGCAACCGTGTAGGCTGGGGGTAAACGGTCATGGAGATATTGGGATACTCCATGTTGACCCACATTACCTGCGGGTACGTGCTGGTCACGTTTTTGACTGCAATACCGTTGTATTGCTGCTGGTTGATCAGCTTGATGCCAAAACTGACATTAGTGCCCGGATCACGGTAATACGTAGAGTCGTCAATAAGAATAGGACGATTGCCTACAAAGTCACCCGTGGGGCCAAGAGTGCGTGTAATCTGGCCGACAGGCCAACTGAACACCTGATCCTGCGTGGCATACACCGCCAAACGCTCAGTGTTCCAACTGTCGATCATCTGGTTTAGCGCAATCAGACAATCAGCGGAAACGGCTGCGGATGTAGTTTCGCCTTCTGCCAGCACGCCCAGCAGACGCAATGCTCGATTGATTTGATCGCCAGCAGATGCCATGCTCAAACTCCTTCAGTTTCCACCACCTTGCGGGTGTATTTGCGCTTTACCACAAGTGTGTTAACCGCTTCTTCAGAGTCTGAAGGCGTGTCGGGATTGTAGCGCACCCAACCGTTTCTTTCATCAAAATCTGCCTCCATCTCCATAGTGGCAATTTTTGTCCCATGCTGGGGATGCTTGAGGTAAATAAGGGGCATAGTTGAAAAAGGGGCCGAAGCCCCTCTTTATTAAGCTGCGGTAGTGACGTTAGTCCAAGTCGTTGAACCGTTTGTATTTACATACAGCCGGGTTGACGTAGACGAGCCATCAGTACGCAGATACAGCGAACCTTGGGCGGCAGACACCGTAGGAGCGCCTGAGCCAACGTAGATGCCGAGTCCAGCGGTGCTGGTAGCCAAGAAGGCAGAGGCACCACCAGCTACAACGGCAGCGCCGCTGTCAGCCGTCACGTTGCCAGTAGCGGCCACGGAAGCAGCAGAAACCGCTCCAGTAACTGCAACAGCGCCAGTAACGGTAACGCTATCAAACTCGGGATCGCTGTACGCGACACCAATTGCTTTGGTATTAGGCATGTTTGTTCCTTAAAAAAAGCCCCCGGAGGGGCTCTTAGGTTTAGGCCACCTTGTACACCGACCAAGCCAGATCTGCCGTTTTGCGGAAACGGAAGACTGCGCTGGAAGTGATAGCAAGAGCAACCGTAGCGTTGCCGCCATCGCTAAAGCCAGTGCCGGAGCCCATTGCCAGAGCAGCGGTGCCGGAGCTAGTGCCAATGTTGATCACCGACAGATCAAACGTGCTGCCGACCTTAGCGGACGACATAGCCGATTCAATCGTGCTGGTGGCAGGCAGGGTGTAAGTCTGAGCAGACGTTGCACCAGAGCCAACGATCAGGACACCAGCGGTGACTTGAGCGGCGCTCAGGGTAGCAGTGCCAGCTTGCGACAGGGGGGCTGCAGAGTAGCCCATTGTGAGTTCGTTGAGGTTGCCATCACCAAGTTGGTAACCGCCAGCGCCATTAGGGAGAGCCATGATGAAATCCTTTCAAAGTAAATGCGAAGAAGGGGGCCGGAGCCCCCATTCAATTTAGCCCCAGATACGAGCCGCCATTTGCGGACGGATCGTGCTGTATCCATACAGTACGTCAATACGGCAAGGCATACGGTCGTTGTTGATGTCGTACTGACGAACAACGCGCAGGCTGATACCGTTGTGAACTGCACGGCTGGCCATGTCCACACCTTGCGGCAGGAGCAGGTCGGCGGTAGCAAACGTGATGGCGTCCTTGTGGTACACCAAGTTCTGAGCGTACTGGCTGGAAGCGGCACCCAAGAACGTCACAGTTGCGCTGGAGGCAGGCAGAGACGTCACGGTAGCCAGAGCGTGGTTTGCCGAGTAAATCGGAGCCACGGTCACAGTCCAGTCACCAGCCACAGCAGTAGCGTCAGCCAAAGCGACGAACTGGAACAGCGAACCGGTGGACTCACGGGTCTGTGGGTTGACCGCAAACACGCTACCGACGGTGAACACGTCGCCAGCCTTGATGGTGGTCGTTACAGAACCTTGGGTCAGCACAATGCTGGAAGCGCCTTCAGAGGTGATGGTCGTCTTCACGGTCGTGGAAGCCGAGGCGTCACGCGAACCAGTGGTGTGAACCTTGATGGACTGAGACATGTTGATCTCTTCAAAGCCCAGAACACCAGTACCCATCATGCCGTTCTTAAACTGCTTGCTGATGGTGTCAGTGGGATTGAACAGACCCTTCATGCCTTCAACCAGACCAGCGTTGGCGGCAGGGTTGACGGTGGCGTAGCGCGGCGACATCACGGCTGCGTTCTCGTTCAGTTTCTGTTGCGCTTGCAGCAGAACCAGCGAGGTCGAAGGCGTAGTGCCAGGCGAACCAACAGAGTTACCGATGGTTTTGTAGGCGTTAGCCACATCGGCGTCAATGGAGGCAGCCAGCTGGCTGATACGAGGCTTCAGCACACGGTCTGCAAAGTCGTCCAACTGCATGGTCAGTTCAGCAGACGTGAAGTTCACGCCAATGTGCTTCTGGCTTGCAACAGACAACGTTGTGTACTGCTCGTTGTCGTCCTGAACTTGCAGGGCGGCACCGTCAGTCACCAGAGCGCGGTCGGGCAGACGAATACGCAGAGTAGAACCAATCTTTGCACCTTCAACAGCAAAGCTGTCGTCGTACTGACGGTTCACGTTACGGGTAAGAACGAGGTTGTTCTCAAGGATCTCCAGGGCTTTCCTGGTGATCATGTCAATTGTCAAAATTGAGTTAGACACTTTTGTTTCCTTAAAAAAAAGTTAGCGGAGTCGTTGCGCTTCCAGCTTCTTCATCTGCCTTGCTCTATCGGCTGCGATCCAGTCTGACGTACTCATGGTTTTCACCGAGCGAGGGTCAGTTGTATCGTATGCGGGCGAACCCACCGAACGAGCAGTGACAGGCTGAAAAGGTGCCGGGGCACTGGACGTTTTCTTTACGGGAGGCTCGGTAGCCAATTTGGCCTCGATCTTCCCGATCTCTTTTGCCTGCAGGATTGGAGCCATGCGGGAAATGCGATCTGCCTCTTTAGGGTTAGCACCAAGGTAGTAGGCTACATCGGGGCCAACGTCTGAACCGCGGATCGTTTCAGCCATTACGTCAGTGATTCGCAGATTCGGGTTATATGCGACTTGTTCAAAGTCATCATATTTAGACCGAGCCTCTTCCTCTTTGTCGTGGTAGGCTTCCACAATTGCAGCTTGCTGCTTTTGAAACTCCTGCTGTTGAACCAGCTTTTGAGCCTCGGCACGGATGTAATCCGCGTATGCCTGTGGGCTGTCAAACTGTTCAGCAGTAGGTACTTCAGTCGGCACAGCAGGGGCTACCTGCCTTGCTTGCTGCTCTCGTTCCCACTTTCGCTGCTCTCTTGCGAGGCGTTTACCAATTGCTGCATCAAGCTCTTCTTGTGTGAAGGTCTTGGGCGCAGATTCCGGCGCTTGCGTTTCAACTACAGGTTCCGGTGCCGCCGTGGCTTCCAGTTCCGGCGCGGGA